GAATTTATCGAATTTGTAGAAGGATTTACAAATAAGCAATTTGAGAAAGTACAACAGTTTTTTGTTGATACACCAAGATTAGAACATACATTTTCGCTAAAAAATCCAAAAACTGGTGTTGTTTCTGAATACACTATTTCAGGACTAACCAATTTTTTCGGATAGCACTCTTCCATAACAGTTTGGAAGGGTACTATAAAACCAACTTTGCCTTGATGCAGCACCATAAATATAGCTTGAGTGAAATTGAGAATATGATGCCGTGGGAAAGGCAGGTTTATACTACTCTTCTCATGCAATACTTGGAACAAGCTAAACAAGAACAAGAACGAGCAGCACAACGCTAATGGCACACGGTTTTCTAACACCTACACCAGTATCAGGAGATAACTTCTGGAAAAACGTTGAATGGTTGTGGAAAAAATTAAACAAAGAGAAAGAAGAGAAAGAAGAGAAAGAAGAAAAAGAGAAGGGCGGTGCTCTAGCAACAACACCAAAACCAGATATCTATGATCCAGGATTAAAAGCGGTAAGAGTTTCTGATGTTACTGCTTCAAGGACACAGAAAAATGAACCTCCAGCACTAAAGATGCTGAAGCAATCTACTGTTGCTGGTGCTCTTAAACCAGGAACTAGTGGTATTGTAAAAAAAGATCAACTAGCATTACCACCAGGAGGACCAAGACTTCCAGGAGGAGCATCACCAACAAAAGGTGGCACTTTTACAAATATTCCTGGTGTTTCTGCTGCTCCAAAAAAGTTAGATAGCGAAGCATTTTTCAAGGCAGCACAAACTGGGGTTGACCCAGAAACTGGTAGATATTTAAGTTCCGATGAAAGAAAAGCATTTCTAAAAAAATCAAAATCACAGTTAAATGCTACTGCGAGTGTAGCATCAGCAGCCGCACCAGGAATTTCTAGTGCTTCTTCTCTCGTGACTAAGGGAGATGAGGCAGTTGTTGGATCTGTTGATAATTTAACAAATGTAGTTAGTTCTTTGGTTGATGCTGTAAAAGCACAAACAGCATCAGATAAACAAATTGCTCAGAATGCCAAATCATCAGCAGAAAAAATCGCAAATAGATCTCTGGCAAGAGATGAAGAAAAAGCATTAGAATCTGGAACTGATAATTCTAGTTTTATTACTCCAACTGGTGGTTTGGGGTCACTTACTGGCGGTGGTTCTGGAGGAGGTGGCGGAGGAGGACTAGGACTAGGAACCGCCCTAGGAGCAGCTGGTAAGATCATTGGCAAAGCAGCTCCTGGCATCGGCGCAAGAGGCGCTGCTAGAGCTCTTCCTAGGGCTGGCGCTATGATTGCTGGAAAGGGTGGTGCTAAAGCTCTGACAAAGATGGTTGGTAAAACAGCATCAAGATTAGTGCCTGGAGCTCAAACGGCAATTGGTCTCGGACTTGCTGGAGAAGCACTTAGCAGAGGTGATATTTTAGGTGCTGCTTTATCAGCAGGATCTGCGATACCAGGACCACTTGGATGGGGATTTTTAGCAGCTGATGTTGCCAGAGATGTATCTGGCGGCGGTAGCGAAGGAAAAGGAATGGCTAGAGGTGGTTTAGTCACTGGCGGCAAAAAAAGTGTTGTGGATGATGTTCCTATTCGTGCTGATGAGGGCGAAGTTGTGATGAGTAATGCTGCTGGTAATGCTTGGGGTAGAGGCACACTACTAGCGATGAATGCTATGGGTGGTGGATCCAATAATCCAACTGGAGGCAAAGCATACAATGAAGGTGGTTTGGTTGGTGGTGATAAAGCAAAATCCAAGCAAATGTTCAAGTTGTTTGGTGAGGGAATGATTGATGCTCAAAAAGCAAATAGTAGAGATTTTGCTAGAATTCAATCTCAAGGATTGAGACAATATTATGAAAATGAAGGTGGCGGAGAAAGATTAGGAAAAAATCTTGCTAGTGTTTGGGGTAAAATTGGCGGTGTTCTTGGAGGTCTTTTTAGCGGTACTTTAACTTCTTTACTTGGTGGTACTGCTCAAGCTGCTCCATTTGGTAATCCAGCAGACTATTTAGCTGGAGATACATCAAGTCTTGCTTCGTTTATTGGTGGTGTAGAATCTGGAAATGATTATACAAAATTAGTTGGTGGTAAAACAGATGCAAATATTTTGAATAAAACTGTATCGGAATTGAATGCTGAAAAAGGTGGTCAATTTGCTATGGGTAGGTATCAGATACAGATGAGAACTGCTATTGGAGCACTGAAAAAAGCTGGCATAGATCCATCTAAATTTAAGTTTGATCAAGCAGGACAAGATAAATTATTCCAACTTCTTTTAGAAGGTAGAGGATATAAAGATTTTATGTCTGGAAAAATAAGCAAAGAACAATTTGCTACAAATCTTTCCATGGAATGGGCAGCATTACCAAAAGATGCCAGTGGTAAATCTTTTTATGCTGGCGTTGGAAATAATAAAGCTCATAGAGGATGGGGAGATACTTTACAGCAATTAGAAACTTTAAAAGCATCTGGTAATCCTATGGGTCCTCCTGGATCTGTTGGATCTACAGGAAGTTCTGCTTTGGCAGCAGCAGCAGTTGCTCTGAAAGGAAAGAGTACAAAAGATGGTCCAGATGGAGGTAGAAACGGATGTGTATATGCCGTTAATAAAGTATATAAACAGGCTGGAATTACACCACCATGGGGATCATCGGTATATGTTCCAGACGCAGAATCTAAGATGCAAAAATCTGGATATCAACAAGTATCTTATGCTTCTAGAAGACCTGGAGACATCATGGTAATGTATGATAAAAAGTCTCCACCACAAGCACATATTGGCGTTGTACTTGGAAATGGAAATGTTCTTTCAAATTCTTCTGGCAAAGCTTCTTTTTCTTGGGAAGCATCACCAGAAGAATATAACAAATATTATGGTGGACAGGGAAAAATTTACAGAATGCCTGGGGGAACGTCTGCTAGCACTATTGCTAAAAATAATGGAAATGCTTCTTCATCAAAAGCACCAACTCAACCATTATCCACAAATGGAAATATTGCAGGTGGCGGTCAAGGTGGTGGTAGAGGTTCTAGAGCTACTGCTAGAAGAACAGCATCTACTCCCACACCAGCGCCTTCTCCAACAACCGCGCCGTCAACTCGTAATACTGGAAATGATCTAGCACAAGCATCAGCATCTTACACTTCTAATAGGAGAAATACCAGAGGTGGCGGAACAACGATCATCAATAACAATAATAATCAATCTGGTGGTGGTTCTCAGGTAGCATCAGCAGGACCATCTGGTGGTTCAAGTTCTACGGGACTATCTGCGTTGGCATTAAGAATACAGAGTTAATATTATGGCAGAATTTCAATCAACAACAGATTTTAAAATATCATCTATCACGATATCATCTGCTGATGGTAAGAAATCGTATGATATAAAAAATCTTGTCCAGATTTTTAATTATGTTGAAAGTACAAATTTTGCTTTTTTGATGGGAACAATGGCAATTGTTGACAGTGGTGGTCTAATCAATTCTATGCCAATTCAAGGTGGAGAATTGATAAAAGTAAGAATACAGACAAATACCAATGAATCTGGCGAAGAATACAATTTACGAGTATGGAAAATTGCGAATAGGTATGTAAAAAATCAAGATCAATCTTACACTCTTGGATTAATTTCTGAAGAAGCACTGAATAATGAGTGTATAAGAGTAGAAATTCCTTTAAAAGGAAAACCAGATGAAATTATCGCAAAACTCTTGAAAGAGTACTTAAAGACACAAAAAACTTTAAATAGCGAACCTTGTTTATTTGAAACAAAAATAATTGCCACTAGAAAAAGAGTTTTTGACATTGCGGCAATGTTAATGCCAAAATCAGTACCATCAGATCAAAAAAGTGTTCCAGTAACGACTTCCTCAAAGAAGAACTCTACAACACTTAAAGATAAAGAACAAGTTATAGGTGGAAGTGCTGGATTTTTCTTTTGGGAAAATAAGAGAGGATATAATTTTTATTCTGTGGATACTTTATGTTCTGATAAAGCAACTGTGAATTATGACATAAAACCTTGGGGACCATATGTAGAAAAAATACTAAATCAAGACGATGGGGCAGATGATAGATTTACAATCAGTGAAATTACTTTCAATTCCGAAGTTGATTTAATATCTGGATTAAGATTTGGAAAGTATTCTACAAAAGTGTGTTTTTTCAACCATTCTACTGGACAGTATGATGAGTACATCTATAATATGAAAGAAGCTTTTGATGACATGAAACATTTGGGTAGTCAAGAAGAACCAACTTTAGTTAGATTATCTGCTGATAAGACATTGGCAGATTATCCCACTAAAATTATGTCTATGATATTAGATCATGAAAGTTGGTATAATGAAGATAAACCAGCATCACCATATGAAAAAGATGGGGCAACAAATCCCTCTCAATATTCCGATAGACATTTGGAATATGCTGCCCAATCTATGGCGAGATATGAGACTTTATCTAATCAGAAGGTTACAATAGTTATACCTGGGAATTCTCAAATTTGTGCTGGAGATAAAATAGACATTCGTATTACAAACAAACAACCTAGCAAATTTGCTAAAGATGAACCTTTTGATCCAGAATATAGTGGAATATATTTGATTATGGAAGTTACACATTCTTATGATACATTAATAGGATCAAATGGTAGATTTACAACAACACTTCGTCTTGCCAGAGATACTCATGGTGTTAAAGATCGTGTCTCACAACATGGCAACTAAATAATGTAACAGGAGGAAACTAAACATGGAAAACATTGACGCGCATATTGAACAAGATAAGAGAATTCTTGATGATCCACAAACATCTCCACAAGCTCGTAGACATACACAAGAAGAATTATTTGCTCTAGAAACATATAAAGCAAATCATCCAGATGATGATCATGATCCAACATCATTAGAACTTTTTTGTGATAGCAATCCAGGTGCTTTGGAATGTAGAGTATATGATGACTGAGTAATATGGATCAACTATTATCTCAACTTATCCCGACAAATAAAATTGGTAATGATGGATTTAATTGGTGGGTTGGTCAAGTAGAAGGAACAGCAGCAGACGAACCTAATAACAAAGGTGGAATTCGTTATAAGGTGAGGATTGTTGGCGAGCATCCTCAGAGTAAAGAAATACTTGACACCGCCGATTTGCCATGGTGTAGTGTGATGATGCCAGTCAATGTTCCCTTTATGCCTGGCAACGAAGGGGGTGCTGGATCTCAATTGAAAATTGGATGTTGGGTGGTTGGATTTTATCTTGATCCAGATAGACAAAAACCAATTATCATGGGTTCTATTGGTCAGACCCCTGGAGCTACAACAATTGTTAAAAATGCCAGACCAGATGATCTACCATTTACAACTGCTATTCCAGCAACTGTAGTCCCAGCAAAAGATGGTACACCAGCACCAGAAAATCCAGAAGGTGGGCAGTCAGAAAATACAAATCAAAGCACTGGTGGATTACCAGATGGTTCTCTCGGAAAAGATGGTAAACCAAGAGTACCAGTTCCAACAGCTCCAGCAATTGGAGATAAGGAAGAAAAGTGGTGCCAATCTGTAGCAGAAAAATGCGAAAAGGATGATCTTAGCAGTCAAATTGGTGGTATATTAGCAGAATTATTAGCATCTGTTCAAGATAGTGGTGGTCAAGTTGGTGACTATTTAATTAACAAATATACTGGCGGTCTTTATAGTGCAGCAGAAGAAGCGAGAAAATATACCAACAAAATGCTATTTGTTGTGCAGCATTTTATTGCTAAAATAAAAGGTTTTATCATTGAAAAATTAGAAGCTGCAGTAAAAGATCTAATTAATGCATTAATTTACCCATCCGAAACTGGAAACGTCCTAACACCAGTCACGGAATTTTTCAACAAGTTATTGAAAGATTTGGGTTGCCAGATGGAAGATCTTGGTGATCGCCTGGCGGAGTGGTTGACAAATGTTTTAATGGATCTTGTCACACAAATATATCAAGCAATTGCTTGCCAGATTGATACCCTTGTAAATGGTATTTTATCAAAGATAAGTTCTTTAATCGAAGAAGTATTGGGCAGCATCTTGGGACCCATTCAGGACATCCTCGGAACAATTGCTGGACCATTAAACATAATCGGCGGTGCAATCAATTATGTTCTTCAATTACTAGGTATTTCTTGCTCTGGACCAGATCAAACATGTTCAGAATACAAAAAGATTTGTACTGACGGAAGTAAAGAAGAAGAAACGGAAGATGAAAAAGATTTTCTTGATGACTTGTTATCTGGTATTGATAGTTTGTTCCCAGTGACTGGTGCTGATTATACATCATATACTTGTGAAGATGCATATGGTGGTTCTCCATTAGCAGTTACTACAGTTGGATTTACTGGTGGTGTTCCTGCTCCTGGTGGAACTGGAAGTACAACTGAAGAACCAAAGATAGTATATACAATTAATGATATTGAGGTAAAAGAAGGGAAAGAAGCAGTATTTACTATTACAAGATCTGGTTATACTGTTATTGCTTCTTCCGTTACATGCAAAACATTAACAGATCAAGGCACTGCCACAGCAAATAGTGATTACTATCCAATAAATGATATTATTGGGTTTACGCCAAACGAAACGACGAAATCTGTTAAGATAAAAACTTTCTATGATGTTGAGAAAGAAAAAGATGAAGACTTTTTTGTTCATCTTGAACTTAACAGTCCACAAAATAAATCTGATATTCCTACAGAGTTTATAAAAAATATAGGAAAATGCACAATCACAGAAATAGATGAAACTGTAGATAGTCCAGATAACAAAATCAAAGAAAAACCAATCAACCCATTTGATATGGTTGATAAAGTTTTTGATGATATTATAGATGATCCGACCGATGAAGATGATTATGTTACTGGTGGTGATCCAACACAAAATCTATCTACCCTAACGCCATCATATAAAGTTGTTTCAGGTTTACCTAATTTAAGTAAAGTTGAACAAGATATTAGTGAAGTAATCCAAGGCGGTAGAATAACAACTACATTAAGTTTTAATCCAACAACATATACATTTGATGTTACTGAGGTAACAGGCACAACGGCGTTTAATGAAAGAACGGATTTCCCAGTTGACGAAGAAACCGGTCTACCTAGAACACCAACAACAAACCAAGACAACATTTTTTTCCAAATGGGTGCTGGTTGGTATGAATC